CGTCGGTGGCATATTCGCCTATTTCGTGATACTCATTTAGTTGGTCGTGCCAACCAAGTGTGTAATGGGACATGATAGTTTCAACTCCAGTACGTTATTATTTATAATAACACACTAGGTATAAATACGCATTTCTATGTGGGTTTACACACTTATTCTTCTTCTTTCTTTGAGTTAGATTTGATACCTTTTTCAGCAGCGTAAAGTGCAAATGACTTTGTTGCTAGACCCTGCATCGTTTCTTTGATTGCTTGTGTGTCTGCATCATTACAGATATCCTCTTCAAAACATCCTACTACTGTACCTGCAACGATAAGAAGTTCTGCAACTACGACTGCAAATACTAAACGGAATGCCCATAGACCACCGTTAAAACTTTTTGTTAATTTCATTTTAGCAATTTGAATTTAGATCTTCAGCCATACCACCACCAATCTCTGCACCCTGATTACCAGAGAACATAGTCACCCAACCAGCAGCAACCCAACCAATAAAGGGAATATTAGACAGAGTAGGAGCAGCACTAGCACCAATACTGGAACCAACGAGTCTTCCTGTTCCTTCTGCACCTCCGATTGCTTTGATACAAGCTTCGGATTTTTCTCCGTTTGATGAGATTGTTGTTGTCGTTGGTTTATGGTGTACTGCACCGTCCATCGTGTACTGTTCAGTGACTTTAGTTGTGTTGTTAGCCAACCCCAGAAAGCCACCCTTCTTCTTGATATCCCGTTCCACATGCATGATCTTTGGATCGTTTGCACGATAACTTATCTTATATCCATCTCTTCCAACCTCTGCATTGTATGATGTATAAGGACCAACTGGTAAATTAATACTTGGTAGTTTGCTTTCACGATTCATGAGAGTTCCAATCATACCAATATGAGAGAGACCAATAATCCCTCCTAATCCAAGTACAAACAACTTAGACCATTTCACTTCTTTCTTTTCCATTATCCCTTCTTAGTAGGAGGAGTGGGTGCAAGTACCATTGGTGCTTGTTCAATCCTAATTGTTTGAGCAGGTGCTGTGTTCGCTGCTTTCTCAATTAGTTTTTCCATATCTGCTTTAGATACTTGTGCAGGTGGTTTTGAAGCACCATTACCATTCTTTTTATTAGCAGTCTGGATGCCAAAACTAGCTAGGACCCCTGTGAATACCGAAGCTATGAAAGTTGGATCTATATTCTTTTGTGGAAAGTTTGGTATAGAAACATAGTTCAATGTTAAAATTCCACCACTCCAGATTAAAATTCCAAGTCTCACAAAAGTTGAGAAGATTTCCATCTGCTCTTCTTTGTCCTCAGATAGTTCTTTTAGTTTTCCAAGAGGACCTAGTTTCTTAGGTTCTTCCTTCTTTACTTCTTCAGTCATACCCTTATATAATAGGCAGCTCTATTTAGTTATCTTGAATTTATAATATCACCTTCGTCATCTTCATCCTCTTCTTCAGGGGTATATACTAACAATTCTTCCCCAGTCTTCACACCTTCCATCTCTGGATGAGGTGCTGGCATCTTATATGCTCTCATAGAATCACCGTAAGATCTGACTGGAGTTTTATCAAATGTTTCTAAAGTTGACCCCATCATCTTAATCATATACGCAAACGTTGCTGCAAATAGCATCACAAAGAATACTAAGTATATAAAAACTGTTATATCATTCATTTATATTAGTCCTAATGAACCTGCTGTTATTCCGATACAGATAAAAAACCCAAATTCAACTAGTTCTCTACTCCCAGATGGAATCGAATTCATACCTTTATTTAAATTTATCCAAATGTGATTCATTTATGACTAATTGTTAAGTTATTTTATTTAGTATCCTTGACAGATGGGAAATATGTAAGGTGTAAAGAGTTTGCCTCATCTAATTTTCCCTCTTCTCTAAGTCTTTGTATTTGTTCACCTATCTTCTTAATAAATTCTTTTGAATGAGTGTTAGTCATCTGTTAGTGCTGTAAACTGTATTGATACGATGTCGTGATACTTACAATTTGGTTCAAACCACTCTAGATATTCTAAGGCGATTGCATAACCATCAATGACATCTTCATAATTATTACTCTCGCAAAGTGTATGTATACGTTTTAGTGCCCAGTCACGATTTAAATGAAGAGTTTGTTCCAAATTTTGCATAATCTTTTCGCATGTAGCGACCTAGAATGTTACTATTATAGTATGCTGGTGTCCCATCGTCAAGTGATTCTGATAAAACATTATACAGGAATAGTTGTCTGGTCTCTTCGTAGTTACAGTTCCCTTTTGTGGTATGTAAACTTAATATTTCTCTTCTAAAGATCTCTTTACCATATGTTTTGAGATCATCTTTTAATTCTGGGCAAGATCCGTAATACTTTTTCCAATCGGATTCTTGTTTTACTTTGCGTTTCTTTCCTTTTGGCGTTCTGAACGCCCAAAAGTACTTACGACCAATGTACTGACGATTGATTATAGGATTTGTAATGCAGTAGACAAATCCATAATACTCCTTGATGTCTCCAGTGGTGAATATATCACCATTAAAAGTCCAAGGATTATCATATACCTCATTATTTATATCAATCATGATGTAGAAATAGGTATTTTATCTATATATTCGGCAGTTTTACGTGTGGTGGAAGGTAATACAACTCCTTTCCTGTTGTTTTACTCTTCATTCCTTTGAGATAATTTAAATAGGCAGGTGTTCTTGCGTTCACATCTGCCTGACAGATAGCAAACATTATGGAATATTCTTAATCATGTTTTCGATATCAGTTGCTCTGTTACCTAAACCTTGAACACCTTTATCACTACCTTTTCCTGTAGTTTTCTTAAGATCTTTTTTAGGTGGATTTAATGGATTTTTTATATCTAGTCTTGGATGTCCAATATATCCATCATTTGGTTGACCACCTAAAAATTCTACGATAGTTTGAATTGTCTCAGCATCCATCTGAGTCATTACATAATGTGCTTCCTCTACTGAATCTGCATGACCTTCAGATAACACATAGTCTAATACAAGATCATATGGTTCATAAGATTCTAATGCCTTCATCTTAAACTTTTTAGCAGTTTGAGAATTGGGATACTGCTTCATGAAGTCTGCTTTTGTGATGTTACCTTTTTTCATAGACTGAAAATCTGCATTCATCTTTCTTTTATTAACGATTGAATCAGAACCGTGTCTTAATTCGTTCTTCGCAATCATCTTATCTCTAGCACTACCTGGTTTCACAGGTCTCACCATTGAACCAAGTTTTGTCTTTGAAACAATTGGAATATGAGTTGATAGTAATTTATCTTTCTTTTCAGGTTTTACTTCATTCTTAACTTCAGGTTTTATATCTTTCTTAAGATCTTTTTCTAATTCTTTAACGTCTACACCCATCGCACTTACTTTTGGTTTTTCAACAGTTCCTGAGTAATCTCCTTTTTCATTCTTCTTAATATTTGTAATATCAGTTGTCATACTTGAATTACTTTTACTCGTTGTTAATTCACCACTCTTTATCTTCTCATACTCGTCACTACCTGAATATATTTTTTTAGTTCCACCATTAGGAAGATTTATAGTAATTGGTTTCTTTTTTTCATCTTCTACATTTATTTTTTCTTTTTTCTCACCCTTCATCGCCTCTAGATTTTTCTTACTGAGACCTTGAAGAGCAGCAGTAGTCTCATCAATTGTTTGATCGTAGATACCTTTATATAATTCTTTCAAATCTTGAATTTGATTTCCTGACAGCGATTCCATGTCTTCATTCTTTTATATCAAAAGTATTTATATTATTAACCACCTACTGGTTTCATTGCTCTTTTTCTAAAATTGGTAAATGACTTAGCGATCTGTTTGCGACCTTTTCTTGTAGTTAAAGTATCGAATGCTTTTTGACCTAATTTTTGTCCAGCAACATATCCACCATAACCACCAATATATGTTCCTGCACCAGGTGCTATAGCACTTCCACCAGCTGCACCCAAGGCACCCCCAATAAGACCACCAGCAACTGTGGAAGCAGCCTTTCCTAATGATCTTCTCTTAGTATCACCCTGTGCTTGTGATTGTTTGTAGATATTTCTGAATGAGATTGCAGAGTCTGCTGCAGCAAGAGCAGGACCACCAAATTTAAGTACTTTTTTTGGTATTTTCTTAGATATATCTGTTTTTAATTTTGTTAATGATGAATCTTTCTTGAAGTCTTTGAATGCTTTCTTTGATAATTTTTGATTATCAAGGTCTGAGGTATCCACATTCTTCAATATCTGGTTTGCCTTATTCCTATCTGCGATACGTGATATCTCTCTGGAAATTTTATTATCCTTAATAGGATTAGGATTAAGATTACCAGGAAGTTGAACACCTTTGTTCTTTGAAATATTTGTTACATTTCCAATACCTTTAGAAAATCTTGTTGATGTATTAGTCTTTGGTAAATCAATTACATTTGGTTTAGTAGATTGATTAACATTTACATTTGAGGTATTTACTTTATTTTTTAATTTGTTCTGATAATCTTTGAGAGCTTGATCTATTTTACCTTTTACATCAACAGTTTTTTTCGTATTTACTTTATTTGTATTTACTTTATTTGTTTTTACTTTATTTGTGTTAGATGTATTACCACCATCGGATAGATCATCAAGTGTGCCCATCTGTTTTTTGAGCAGTTCTTGTTTTTTTAATTGATCTAACTTTCTATTACTAATTTCAGTATCTAATTTAGTTTTTGTATTTGATTTATTTAAATTAAGTTCCTTTTCAATTTTTGATTGACCTGCCTTTCCACCATCGTCTGGAATATTATTTTTCCCAAACAATTTCTTAACAATATTCCTAGTACCCTCTTGACCAACATTCTTCTTTGATCCACCTCGCTTCTCAACGATGTATTTTGATTTAAATTGACTAAACGTCGCCATCACTATCAGACACTTTTTTTATATTTATATCATATGATTCGTAACCATCATAATCACCAAACAACCAAGCGTCTGCCTTGGCTGCTTCACGATATGCTTCTAAAGACTTTTCAGTTTCCTTAGAGTTTGAATCCACTAAATGTGTCTTTTTTGACATCCTGTTTGATACCTCCAACAATGTAGGATTCTACTTCTGTCTCTTGTGGTGCAACTTGTAATCCTTTTGAGGATATCCAATGCTGTGTCCAAGGTAATGGATTGTTCTTCAAAGGTATATCATATATTGGTTTTAAACCAACGATCTTCATTCTCTTGTTAGCAATCCATTCAACATATTGATGTAGAAGTTTATCATTGAGACCAATCATACTTCCATCTTTGAATAAGTATTCTGCCCAACGCTTCTCTTCATCAACAGTTCTTTCAAATGTGTTGATCAACCAAGGTTCTTCTTCCTTCGCAATCTCAACCATATCTGGATCATCACCATTTCTCCAGTTCTTTAATATAGTTTGAGTTATTGCCAGATGCTGGTTCTCATCTCTAGCAATAAGTGATATGATT